AAGGAGGCACAACATGAACATACCTATAGAGGAGAGATTCATCTCGACGCAACAGGCATCCGAAGTCTTGCAGATAGACGAGCAAGTATTAAGAAAGCTAGGTCAGATGGGCTGTAAAGGGATTTACAAAATCGGCAAGCAGTATCGTTTCCGATTAAAGGAGTTTGAGACGGTGAGCGCTGAACTGTCAGAGAACCTAGAGAAGTTATCGCAAGAAGTTAAGAGCCTTGAAGAGGTTTACCGCGAAAAGGTCGACAGGTTCGGACTATTCGATAAAGCAACGAAACAAGCACAGACGGAGTTCTACACCATGTTAAGGGCACTGGAGATTATGAGAGGTGACGACAATGAGAGAGCGGTTTAGTTCGGTAAAGGACGTACTACTAGAGGCATGCGAGGAGAACGGTAACACACCTATACAGGAGGTAGTTAGTGCGATAGGCGTTACGGCACTGATCCCGATGATATGGATAGCCCTCTACATGCTAGGGGCGAGGTAAGGAGGTAGTAATGGGCGTCATAATTGATAAAAAAATAATAGAGTTTGGTGCTAATAATTGTCTAAACATTTTAGGAAACTACGGCAGAGATCGTAAAGCTAGAGAGGTGAAGTACTACACCATCTCTACAGATACGGGGATTGTCTTAGGCAGAATTAAGCCCGACTGCTCATACGAGCAGTTCCTTGAAAAAATAGCCCTCAATACTATATGTGAGGCAGAACGCCTATCTGACGTAATAAATGTCATGGAAGAAGAGTATGCAGAGCTGTGTGAAGGTTATACAGAGCTGTATGAAGATTATACAGCTCTCAAGGAGGAGGCGACAGATGAATAAATCAGAGGTTGAACGCAGAACAAAAGAGATTGTAAGCGAGCTATCAATTATCGACAGCTTCCTGGCGGAAGGCAATATATGCCAGCCAAGATGGTGGCTAAACATGGAATATTCCATGTATGGGGTGATGGGCTTTATCAAAAAAAGCCGAACGTTAAAAGTACCAAACGGACTACATAAGAGGTTTGATGAGACAATCACTAACTACCGAGCTGAACTTATACAGGAGTTGGTAGAGCTCAACAAGGAGGCGTCAAATGATTTTTAAAACATTCATCATTGGAATGGTGCTAGTCGGCATCGCGGTAATCTTGACCGAGCTACACCGTTACATGGTGTACAGCGAGGAGCTAGAGAGGGAGGACGAAGATGCTAGATAAGGAACGCATATACGGCTACGCAAAGGCTTACCTAGAGTCGGTTACGGAGCTGTTGAAAGACAAAGCTGAAGAGGCTGAAAGCGACTTCTATATAGGTGATAAAAACCTGCTGAGGTCGGCACTTAATCAGTATGAGGACGATTTAAACGAGTTAGAGAAGATTATGGAGGCGAACAATGAATAATTTAGGACTCGAACCTAAACATGAAAAGCACGGAAGAATGTATCACTTCTTTAAGGACATTCTAGGCGAAGACAAAACTCGTCCTAGAGCAGAGTGCGACTGGCACGACCCAAGGCTTGACAAAGAGCCTACAGATGAAGAGATGAAGGCAATCGTCGACAGGTACGTAGATGATCCGGGCGACGTAATGCCACTGGTAGATTAGGTGGCAGGTATGAAGGTGACTATTGTAAGAGACTGCTCTGATAAAGAGGATTTTGAAAAACTTCACAGAGCACTGAAAGGATTAAAGGCAAATGAAATTAATTTTAGAGCTATCAGCAGAAGAAGCGGTGAAAGCTATAGAGAATCGAACACTAGTAGCACTCGCTAATTCACTTAAGTTAAAGCAGGAGGAATCTAGCAATGAGCAAGATAAAAATTAATAAGCTTGAAATTGAAAATGTAAAGAGGGTTAAGGCTGTAAAATTTGAGCCCACAGCAAATGGTATTACCGTCATTGGTGGTGATAACGGACAGGGTAAAACAAGTGTACTAGATAGTATTGCCTGGGCACTTGGAGGTAATAAATTTAGACCTTCACAGCCCGTTCGAGAAGGGTCTGTTATACCTCCTAATCTACACATCGTTATGAGTAATGGACTTGTTGTTGAGAGAAAAGGTAAGAATTCAGATTTGAAAGTTATTGATCCGGATGGTAACAAGGCAGGACAACAACTACTAGATTCATTCGTTGAGGAACTGGCATTAAATCTTCCTAAATTTATGCAGCAGTCTAATAAAGAAAAGGCTAATACACTACTGCAGATTATAGGTGTAGGAGAACAGTTAGTTGCTCTAGAAAAAGAAGAACAGGATGCATATAACCGTAGACACGCTATCGGTCAGATTGCTGACCAGAAAGAAAAGTTTGCAAAGGAACAAGAGTATTATCCTGATGCACCAAAAGAGCTTGTGTCTGCATCAGATCTAATAAAGCAGCAGCAGGAAATACTGGCCAGAAATGGTGAGAATCAAAAGAAAAGGGAGAACCTAGCATCAATACAAAAACTGCATGAAGAAGCGGTAAATAGAGTTGAGATGCTAAAAAGGGAACTTTCAAATGCTGAAAATGAACTTGCGAAAGTAATAGGAGATTTAGCAACTGCTAGCAAATCCGCTAAAAACCTAATTGATGAATCAACTGAGGAGCTCGAAAAGAGCATAACAGAAGTTGACGAAATCAATAGGAAGGTAAGAGCCAATCTCGACAAGGATAAGGCTGAGGAAGATGCTAGAGGTTACAGGGAAGAATATGACGAGCTGACTACAGAAATAACTGAAATAAGAAAGAGGAAAACAGCTCTGCTAGATAATGCGGATTTACCATTAGAAGGATTATCCGTTGAAGATGGAGACCTTATTTATAACGGATTCAAATGGGATAACATGAGTGGTTCAGAGCAACTAAAAGTAGCAACTGCCATTGTCCGCAAACTAAATCCAAATTGTGGATTCGTCTTAATAGATAAGCTGGAGCAGATGGATGTAACAACTCTAAATGCATTTGGAGAATGGTTAGAATCAGAAGGACTACAAGCTATTGCTACGAGAGTAAGTACGGGAGACGAGTGCTCAATCATCATCGAAGATGGGTATGTAAAGTCTCAAGAGCCAACAGTTGAGAATGCACCAGATGTTGATGAATATCCACAGACAAAATGGGAATTTTAGGAGGTACTAATGAATATAACAAGAGGAAAAATCGCAAAAGCTCAAAGGGTCGTTATATATGGTGTTGAGGGTATCGGTAAATCGACACTAGCATCTAAATTTCCTAATCCACTGTTTATAGATATCGAAGGATCTACAGGGAATATGGATGTTGCTAGGCTAGATAAACCAACAAGCTTTTCTATGCTCGTTAACGAAGTTAACTTCGTAAAAGCTAATAAAGAGGTTTGTGACACGCTAATCATTGATACAGCTGATTGGATGGAAAAGTTAATTATCGAGCAGATATGTCAAGCTCACAATAAGACAGACATTACTCAGTTTGGATATGGTGATGGGTTTGTAAAGCTTGAGACCGAGATAGGAAGATTTTTAAATCTACTTTCAGATCTTGTTGAGATGGGAATCAACGTTGTACTAACGGCCCATGCTATTATCCGCAAGTTTGAACAGCCTGATGAGATGGGAGCTTATGACCGATACGAATTAAAGCTAGGAAACAAGACCACTGCTAAAACTGCAGCTCTTGTGAAAGAATGGGCGGATATAGTTTTATTCTGCAATTACAAGACACATGTATTCGCTACTGACGACAAAGGCAAAAAACATAAGGCACAGGGTGGAGAACGAGTAATGTATGCAGAGCATCATCCATCATGGGATGCTAAGAATCGTCATGGGCTGCCATTCGAGATGCCTATGGATTACAAGAATATTGCTCATATATTTAATAAAGCAACGCAGTCAGCAACACCAGAAAGTGCTGCTCCTACATGGACACCAGGAGGTGGGGCTGTTGATGACTCAATACCACAATCAACAGAAGTAGCTGGTGAGCAAAAGGCAGAATCAGAAGCAGAACCACAAAAGACGGAGGATAACAATAATAAGGTTTATGAGATGCCACCAAGCATCCCTAAAAGTGTCCAGGACCTGATGAAGTCGGACAATGTATCAGTTGAACAGCTTAGTGAGTTCTGGTCAACAGCGGGGCATTTTCCAAAAGATATGCCTATCCAGAACATACCGACTGAATACTGGAATATGCTCAGTGCACACTGGAATAAAGTTATTGAAACTGTTAATTAAAAGGAGAAAAAAGAAATGGAAAACAATTACGCAAGAGAGTTTGATTGGAATGACGAGATTGCCCAGGATAGTGAATTTTTACTACTGCCTGAAGGAGATTATTACTTCACTGTAGAGAGTTTTGAAAGGGCAAGACATACGCCTTCAGCTGGTGGTAAATTGCCACCTTGCAACAAGGCAATAATCAATATCGTGATTAGTACAGCAGATGGTGATGTTAGGCTCAAGCACAATTTATTCTTACATAGCTCAACAGAGGGATTACTTTCAGCATTCTTTGGAGCTATTGGTTTAAAGCAAAAGGGACAGCCTTTGAAAATGGATTGGAACGCAATCATAGGTAAGCAGGGTGTGTGCAAGGTAGGTCAGCGTGAATATAACGGTAATAAGTTTAATGATGTTAAGCGCATGATTTACAAGGAAGATGTTGATAATACTAAAGTTCTTAACACATCGAAAAATGCAGGTTTTCAGGAAGTCATGGATCCGGAAGCTTTCGCTTGGTAAAAGACAATGGAATTAAGAGATTACCAAGAAGAGGCTAGAGCCGCCATTAATTCAGAGTGGGATAGTGGAAATAAAAAAACTCTGTTGGTACTTCCTACAGGCTGTGGCAAGACGATTGTTTTCTCTAAGGTCATTGAGGATCGTGTAAGGCTAGGCGAGAGAGTTCTCGTCCTAGCCCATAGATCCGAATTACTAGATCAAGCTGCAGATAAGCTAAAGAAGGCTACAGGTCTTACTACAAGCACCGAGAAGGCGAGTGAAAGTTGCTTAGACAGTTGGAATCGTGTTGTGGTTGGTTCTGTCCAGACTCTGCAGAGACCTAAGAGGCTAGCAAACTTTGACACTGACTATTTTGACACAATAGTGGTTGATGAAGCACATCACTGTATATCGGAGAGTTATCAGAGAGTTTTAACACATTTTGATAATGCAAAAGTACTTGGAGTTACCGCTACACCAGACAGAGGGGATATGCGCAATTTAGGCTCATATTTTGAAAGCTTGGCATATGAGTATACTCTGCCTAAAGCTATAAAGAGTGGGTACCTAAGTCCAATTAAGGCTTTAACTATACCTATTCAATTAGATTTGAGCAGTGTATCTATACAGTCAGGTGATTTTAAGGCAAGTGAGATAGGTACAGCGCTAGATCCATACCTTGAACAGATTGCCGACGAAATGATTAAGTACTGCAGTGATAGGAAGACTGTTGTATTTCTGCCGTTAGTTAAGACCTCGCAGAAGTTCAGAGACATTCTAAACTCTAAAGGATTTAAGGCAGCAGAAGTGAATGGGGATAGCAAAGATAGGGCGGAGATTTTAGATGAATTTAGCCAAAATAAATACAATGTACTATGCAATTCAATGCTGCTCACGGAGGGCTGGGATGAACCTTCTGTTGACTGCATAGTTGTCCTCAGGCCAACAAAAATACGTAGCCTATATTCACAGATGGTTGGGCGCGGAACGAGGCTATCAGAAGGAAAAGAAGAGCTTTTACTACTGGATTTTCTGTGGCATACAGAACGCCACGAATTATGTCATCCGGCTAGCCTTATTTGTGAAAATGAGGAAGTAGCAAAGAAGATGACTGAAAACATGGAGAGCCTTGCAGGTATAGAAATGGACATTCAAGAGGCAGAAGAAAAAGCTGCATCAGATGTCGTTACTCAACGAGAAGAAGCACTTGCACAACAGCTTGCTGAAATGAGGAAACGAAAAAGAAAGCTAGTAGATCCACTGCAATTTGAGATGAGTATACAGGCTGAAGATTTATCAAATTATGTGCCTTCATTTGGTTGGGAAATGGCTCCGCCTTCTCAAAAACAAGTAAAGGCACTGGAAAAGTTAGGCATTTTACCTGATGAAATAGGCAATGCAGGTAAAGCATCAAAGCTTTTAGACAGACTAGACAAACGAAGAGAAGAGGGATTAACAACTCCTAAACAAATACGATTCCTAGAGAGTAAAGGTTTCCAGCATGTAGGCACATGGCAGTTTGAAAGTGCAAGACATCTTATAGATAGGATTGCTGCTGGTGGCTGGAGAGTGCCAAGAAATATAGACCCTAAAACATATATTCCTAATTAGTGGAGAGAGATAAGGCTATGGATAAAGAAAAAGAGAAACTTTATATTGTTTGCAATTCAGCGAAAGAAATAGCTCCAAGACATATACTGAGAATTTATAAGCGGAAATCAGATGCATATAAATTCTTGGGTAAGTATGTCTCAGAGCTAAATAATAGCACCTATACTGGATATCTAAGTATAGCAGAAAAGGTGGTAGGTGATAATGATGATTTAACAATTTTAGGAGAAAAAGATGGAATATAACAACTTTTTAGAATTATTAAATTACATACAGCCATCCTCCCTTGATTATCAGGAATGGATAAACGTGGGAATGGCTCTAAAACATGAAGGCTTTTCTGCGGATGTATGGGACGATTGGAGCAAAGCAGATAGAAGATATAAGCCTGGTGAATGTTATAGAAAATGGAACACTTTCACCGGCACATCTTCACCTGTAACTGGCGGAACTATATACCAGCTTGCCGTAGATGCAGGATGGAAGCCTGAAAAAACATCCCATGAGCTAAATTGGGATGATGAGATAGATAAAGACTATCAGATTGTAGAAAAGGAATGGGTTGAAGGTATCGAAATAAAAGAACCTGACATCTGGAATCCTGTTAGTGATCTCATTAAGTATTTGGAAATATTATTTGATAGCACTGAAAATGTCGGTTATGTAACTGAGGTTTGGGAGAAGGATGGTAAATATATGCCATCTAAAGGTAACTATGACAGAACCGCAGGACAGCTCATAGAGCAGTTATCTAAGTGCGATGGTGATATAGGGTCAGTTCTTGGCGACTACAAAGAGGAAGCGGGAGCTTGGATTAGATTTAATCCACTTGATGGAAAAGGCGTCAAGAATGACAACGTAACTGATTACAGATATGCATTGGTAGAATCCGATTCAATGGATCTAGATAAACAAAATGCACTCATTCGAGAGCTCGAGCTTCCGATTGCAACTCTCGTATATAGTGGTAAAAAGTCGCTACATGCTGTTGTAAGGATAGATGCTAGGGATTATACCGAATATCGCAAAAGAGTTGATTATATCTACTCTATTTGTAAAAAGAACGGGCTAGAGATTGATACTCAGAATAAGAATCCTAGTAGATTATCAAGAATGCCTGGAGTGATAAGGAATGGTCGGAAGCAGTTCCTAATTGATACAAATATAGGTAAGTCATCATATGAAGAGTGGTATCAGTTTATAGAGGATATTAACGACGATCTCCCGGACCCAGAGGGACTCGAAGCTTATTGGGATGACATGCCAGAGCTAGCGCCAGAGTTAATACATGGAATACTTAGGCAAGGTCACAAGATGCTTATTGCAGGACCATCTAAAGCGGGTAAATCATTCGCTCTAATAGAGATGTGTATAGCGATAGCAGAGGGTAACAAGTGGCTAAACTGGCAGTGTACACAAGGCAGGGTTCTATATGTAAATCTAGAACTTGATAGAGCTTCTTGTTTACACAGATTCAAAGATGTATATGAGGCATTAAACATAGCCCCTGAAAACATCAATAATATTGATATTTGGAACCTCCGAGGGAAGACTGTACCGATGGATAAATTAGCCCCTAAATTAATCCGTAGAGCGATTAAAAAGGACTACATAGCAGTTATTATTGACCCTATATATAAAGTGCTTACAGGCGACGAAAACAGTGCAGATCAGATGGCTTACTTCACTAATCAATTCGATAAAGTGGCTACTGAATTAGGGTGCAGTGTTATTTATTGTCACCACCACTCTAAGGGTGCTCAGGGCGGCAAGAAGAGCCTAGATAGAGCTTCCGGAAGTGGAGTATTCGCTAGGGACCCAGATGCTCTTATAGACTTAATAGAGCTTGAATTAACAGATGAAATATATTCAATGCAGCTTAATCAGGCTAAGTGTAAAGTCTATGAAAATGCAATTAAAAAACATAATCCTGGCTATTACGAGGAACATGTAGGCATAGATGACACCATGAGTCTACCTCAGATGAGTGAGCACGCTAATAGGGCGCTAACTAAGTCTACACTTACAAAGTGTTCTATAGAGTGTAACACTGCGGAGGAAAGAATTCGCACACTTAGCGCTTGGAGAATCAGTGGTACATTAAGAGAATTTGCCAAGTTTAAGCCTGTAGATATGTGGTTTAAATATCCAAAACATGAGATTGATGATGTAGGAATACTCGCAGATATTGAGCTTGGTGATGATAAGCCAGCATGGAAAAAAGCCGTTGAGAATCGTAAGAAAAATGCTAAACAGTCAAAGGAAAATAAGCTAAATGAATTCGAAATTGAATTCGCTAATCTTGAATTAGATGGTGAGGTTCTCATGTCTGAATTGGCAAATGCATTAGGGTTATCTTCACATAGACAGATTGGAATTTGGCTCGGTAATAGTAAAAAATCTAGACCCGAATACAAGGAAAGATTTGAGACTTATACAGGAGAAGATGGACAACGATATGTGAAAAGGAAAGATGCGTGAGAGGGGTACGGCAGACCATAAAAACATAGTTGGTTGTACCTGTACGGCAGACTATAAAGTTTATAGTTCGCTGTATGGGTACGGCAGACCATAAATTTATAGTCAACCGCATGGGTACAGACCCCTATACTACGTATAGGTATTGTCATACCCCCATGCAAGCATGTACATACCCCTATGTGGTGGGGCGGATAATGCTACCGCCCCGCCCACACATAGGGATAGTGATACATGCACCGCGCGAGAGGGAGGAGTCGAAAAGATGATTGAATTTTTTATGCCGATGATTCCACCTTGTGTGACTCATCAGGAAAAGAAAGTTAAGGTAGTAAAAGGTAAGCCCATATTTTACGAACCCGATGCACTAAAGAATGCTAGGGGTAAATTGATAGGGCATTTAATACACCATGTACCAGAACGGAAAATAACTAGACCTATTAGGCTGGTAGTTAAGTGGTGTTTTCCGATTAGGCAGACTAAGTGTGATGGGCAATACAAAGATACTAAACCAGATTTAGATAATGCTCAAAAGCTATTACAAGACTGTATGACCTATGTGGGATTTTGGAAAGATGATGCTCAGATAGCAAGTCTTATTTGTGAAAAGTTCTGGGCGAAGATTCCAGGAATTTATATTAGGGTTGAAGAGTTAGAGGAGGCACAGAATGAAGGCATTACTTAAATATCCAGGAGCAAAAAACCGAATAGCTCCGTGGATAGTAAGACACATACCACCACACAAGGTGTATTGCGAGCCATTTCTAGGAAGTGGCGCGGTGTTTCTAAACAAAGAACCTGCATATAACGAGATTCTGAACGACATAGATGATGATATATATAACCTTTTTAGAATTGTGAGGGAAAATCCTGAAGAACTCTGTAAATTAATAGATGCAACACCATATTCTCGTACGGAATACTCGACCGCATATATGGACGAATCCGTATCAGACCTAGAACGCGCAAGAAGATTTGCGGTGAAATGCTGGCAGGGATTCGGATGTGGAAACAAGTACAAAAACGGATACAGGAGAGGCATAGGAGCAAAAAGCCCCAACCCCGCCAAAGCATGGGCAAAACTACCAGACACGATACAACTTGCGGCCGAAAGATTAAAAAATGCACAGATAGAGCACAAGGATGCACTTGAACTAATCAAAGACCTATGTGGCAAAGACACATTTATCTACATCGATCCACCGTATTTGCAGGATACAAGGAAGAAGTACTTTTACAACCACGAAATGACAGATGAACAGCATGCGGAGCTGTTGCAAATTGTCAAAGAGAGTGATTGCAAAATCATGATTTCCGCGTACGAAAACGAGCTGTATAACACAGAATTGATAGGCTGGCGAAAAAAGCATAAGTCAACCACAGCCGAGTGTTCGAGGCAGAGAACTGAAACGCTGTATGTGAATTATTAGGAGGAGCAGAATGAGAATAAATGATTTAACGAATATCGCCGACCACTACGGGCTAAAGCATCAACTTGTTAAGTGCAAGGAGGAGCTAGGCGAACTTATAGAGGCTATCGATTCGACGAACGACGAGGCAATTATTGAGGAGATAGCAGACGTCGAGATTATGACAGAACAGCTAAAGCAACTCATGTGCGCTGATAGAGTCGTTGAGCTTTACAAGGACTATAAAATCGCTAGACAGCTTAGACGAATAGCAGAGGAGCAGAGTCATGAATGTGATAACTAAAGAAGAACTACTGCGCATTCCGAGGCTACGTAAGCACATTACGCGCAAGATGCAGCGCATCGAGCTGTACGAGACTAAGGCTACTGGAGGAGCTATCGAGTACAAGGAGCGTGTACAATCAAGTGTGAACGACTCAGCTAGCGATTGCCTAAGTATGGCGGTTGACCTACAGACAGAAGTCGAGCGAGATATAGATGAGCTGCATGAATTGGTGAATAAAGCTGCGTTGTTTGCTGATACGTTAAGCGACCCACTGGAGAGAGATATCGTATATGCAAGATATGTACGGGGGTTAGAGTGGGAAGAATCTATTGATTCATTGCATTGGGCTAGGTCGTGGGTTTTTAAAAAACATAGAGATATTATACGTGTTCTCCAAAAAAGAGACTAAAGAGGACTTGAAGAGACTCACATCTTTGATTTATGATATACTCAAGCAAAGTTGGAGAGGGGGAGAATAGACCCCACGGCACTGCTTGAACAAATCCATTTAAAGTCAAACTTAATAAGGTGTTACCCGGTACCGTTTGGTGTCGGGTTTTCTTTTGTGATACACTTGTTACACTTTGATTTTAGGAGGCTTGTATGAAGTGGTTTTTAATTGAATTTTGGCATTTTGTGACGACATCAAATATATTGGGTGTAGTTTTTGGACTTGTGCTAGGGACTTGGTGGAAACGACAGGGGAAGTTGGAAATTGAACATATTCCTGATCTCTCTTTGTTTTCTGAAAATGAACGCCCTTATGTAGAGAAGATAGATAAACATGCGATTTTAGTGAATGTTTTCAACCAAAAAGATATTGCTGTTTTTCTTACAAAATTCGATATGGAGCGGGATGGTAAGCACTACAAGGTTCGCAGAAAAAGGGCGGATAATAAAACTGAGGCAGATATTTTAAAAATAGATGCTTGCTCGGCACAAACATTCGTTTTTGCGTGTGAGACTGTTCCGCAAGAAGGTGACATTATAAGGGTATATGTCCATAAAAGACGGACACCTATTATGTTTAAGATTAAATAAGCAAAGAGTCCTCCGGGGCTCTTTTTTAGTACCTTAAAGGAGGTGATGTACTTGAAACTTACAATAAAGCAACAGCGTTTTGCAGATGAGTACATCATCAGCGGTAATGCTACGGAGGCAGCAATTAAGGCAGGATATGCGAAGAGAGCAGCATATCAGCAAGGTGCTGAGAACCTCAAAAAACCTCATATAAAAACCTATATCGACGAAAGACTTGATGCGATTAACTCGGCGAAGATAGCGGATCAGACAGAAGTGCTGCAGTATCTAACTTCTGTGATGAGAGGAGAAACGCAAAGCGCGGTAGTTGTAGTCGAGGGAGAGGGCGACGGAGTGTCCTGTGCGAGGCTCATGGACAAGACTCCCGACGAGAGGGAGAAGTTAAAAGCTGCGGAGCTACTCGGTAAGCGCTACGGTGCATTTACTGACAAGGTCGAAGTCGGTGCGGATTTAGAACTAAACGTCAAGGTGGACTATGGCGACGGCAACGATTAAGGCTAACAGGATTTTTCGAGAACCTAATCAGTCGCACAAGCGGTACATCGTTATGCGAGGTTCTGCAGGTTCGGGCAAAAGCATGGACACTGCGCAGCATTACATATTGCGGTTGCTATCCGATAAAGGGCGCAATCTCCTATGTGTCCGTAAGGCTGATGTTACTAATCGAGATAGTACGTTCGCGGAACTACAGGCGGCGATATGGCGAATACATGGCGATTCGTGGGAGAAGTACTGGCGAGTTAACAGCTCTGCAATGATTATCGAGTGCCTTATCAATCAGAATCAAATCCTCTTCAGAGGAATGAATGATGAAAAGCAACGAGAAAAGCTTAAGTCAATTACGTTCAAACGTGGAAAGCTCACAGATGTTTGGATTGAAGAGGCTACGGAATTAACACAAGCAGACTTTGAAATCATAGACGATAGACTTAGAGGTGAATTGCCAGACGGACAGTTTTATCAAATTCGCCTTACGTTCAACCCTGTATCGGCTCATCACTGGATAAAGGCGCAGTTTTTCGATAGGGAAGATGCCGAAGTATTAACTCATAAGTCGACGTTTAAGGACAATCGATTTATTGACGACGCATACTACAGGCGAATGGAACGACGCAAGGAAGTTGATCCAGAAGGCTATCAGATATACGGACTAGGTAATTGGGGCGAGACTAAAGGGCTTATCTTACACAACTACGAAGTCAAAGAGATATCAACGAACTACGAAGATTACGACTACGTTGCAATTGGGCAAGACTTCGGATTTAACCACGCAAATGCAATATACCCATACGGCTACAGGGACGGCGATATATACGTCCTTCCTGGGCTGTATGGACACGAGAAGGACACAGCGGAGTGGATACAAGAGGCTGACAAGTTCCCGGAGCTTAAGACGCGAGATATGTGGTGCGATTCAGCTGAGCCCGACCGAATAAAAATGTGGTGCAAGGCTGGGTATAGGGCAAAAGCAGTTAGCAAAGAGCCTAACTCAGTTACAGCACAGATTGATTGGATAAAGGGCAACCAAGACGGTGGAGAAGTCGTCAAGCGAATGATTTATATTCATCCGGAGAACATAAACTTTATTAGGGAAATAGGACAATGGAAGTGGAAGTACGACGATAAACGCGGCATTTATCTCGACGAACCAGTTCCATTTTTTGATGACGCAATGGCGTCGATGCGTTATGGCGTAGAGGGATGGCGAAAGCCTAACCTAGCCAAGCTAAAAACATTCAAAGGAGGCATCTAGTGGCTAATAAAAGACCATATAAATTACCAGCACCAATTACACGAGATGCGAACGTGTTGGAGCAAGGCGTAAAAATGGAGCTGATTAAGGGTTGTATCGAGCAGCATAAGCTGATGCTACCGAGATACGAATACCTTGAAAATCTTTATCTCGGGTTTCATGATATCTTTCGGCTTCCGGAAAAAGAGGGGTGGAAACCAGACCACAGGCTCGCTGTTGGGTTTCCGAGATACATCACTGATACATTCATAGGATATGCTTATGGCAAGCCGATTAAGGTGCAAAGTGAGGATAAAAAGTTCGACGAAGCCATGCAACTTTTTGCTAAGCGCAATGCTCTTAAGGATCACAATAAGGAGATGGCGAAAGTAGCTTGCAAGTTTGGACATGCTTTCGAGTATCTGTACCAGAATGAGAATACCGAAACTAGGGTAACGAGATTTACTCCTAGGCAGATGTTCATTGTGTACGACGATTCGGTTGCAGAGCGTGCACTTTTTGCGGTCAGATACGGCTATCACGGGGAGAAGAGTAAGTTAAGGGGCAAGTTATATGGTGAGATTCTTACACCGTATCAAGTACTAAAATTTGAAGAAGACAAAATAACTGACACGAATGATAATCCATACGGTAAGATTCCTGTTGTTGAATGGAAGCTTAACGAGGAACGCATCGGGTTATACGAGTCTGTGGCGGGACTTGTTGAGACGTACAACGCCGCACTTGGTGAGAAAGCTAATGATGTTGAGTCGTTCGCCGAGGCGTACCTTGCTATTATGGGGGCGGAAATCGATGAGGAAGGCATAAGGCGCATAAGAGACAGCCGTATCATCAACTTATATGGAACTAATAATGCGAAGGATGTACTTATCCAGTTCCTTCAGAAACCTACAGCGGATGGGACGCAAGAAAATTTACTGGATAGACTCGAGACTCTTATATATCAGACCTCAATGGTGGCGAACATCTCCGACGATAGTTTCGGAGGCGCAACGAGTGGTACGTCACTCGCGTATAAGCTTCAGGCAATGTCTAACCTTGCGGAATCCTTCGACAGCAAAGTGGAGAAGAGCATCCGGAAGAGGCTTAAGCTATTTTGTACTCTGTCAACTAATACTCCACGTCAGGATGCTTACGAAGATGTTGAAATAACCTTTACCCGAAACGTGCCTAAGAATTTACTGGAGGAGGCACAGACAGCGGCGCAGCTATCGGGCATAGTATCGCACGAGACGCAGCTTAAGGGTTTGTCGATTGTTGCTGATCCGAAGGCAGAGCTTGAGAGAATCAAGGCCGAGGATGAGGAGTCTCAACCTCTATCAGTAATCGATAAGGCTTTTGCAGGTGACAAGTAATGTCTGTTAAATCAGCAAGTTCGATGTATTGGAAGACCCGCGAGGCCAGACAACACGAGATGAATCTCAAGGAGTCAGCGCAGCATGATAAGATGTTAGAGCAGATATATAAGACTATGCAGGCTAGCATCCAGCGCGACATTGACGCCTTTTACGGTCGTTACGCAGCAAAGGAAGGTATCAGCCTGGCAGAAGCTAAAAAACGAGCTGATAAGCTTGATGTTGAGGCATATGCGGCTAAGGCAAAAAGATATGTTGCTACTCACAACATGAGCAAAAGAGCTAACGAAGAGATGAGGCTTTATAATCTAACGATGAAGGTTAACCGTCTCGAGTTACTTAAGGCTAATATCGGCATGCAGTTGGTTGACGGGTTCAGCGATATTGATGAGTTTATGGGGAATAAGCTGAACGAGCGAACGACTAATGAGCTAAAGAGGCAAGCTGGTATTCTCGGTAATTCCGTGCGTAATTCAGAGGTAATGGCAGCCTCAATCGTCGGTGCATCTTTTCATAATGCGACATATTCACAGCGTGTGTGGGCACATCAGGAGCAACTAAAGTATGAACTGCACAAGCTACTTACTAGAGGTTTGATGCAGGGGATTAATCCCAGAAAGTTAGCAAGCAAGTTATCCAAGATGTTTGGTGTATCACTTCGCAATGCGTCGAGGTTGATGCGTACGGAGATGGCGCGGGTGCAGACAGAGGCACAGTTTCAATCGTACAAGCGCAATGGTTTTGAGTGGTATCAGTTCCATACACTAGGTAGTAAGGCGTGTGAGATATGCAGAGCCCTTGACGAGAAGGTATTCAAGGTCGATGATATGCTGGTGAGCGAAAACGCACCACCGATGCATCCTAACTGTAGGTGCAGCACATCCGCTAGTATGGGTCCAGAGAGCGATGTGAATTATGCGAAAAGCTTTGATGATTCCATAAAGCAAGATGTACACGAATCAATGTGGATTTATTCTCTAGAAGATGCAAGAAAAGAGTTGTTGAAAAGTCCTGTGGGAATTGATACAATCAATGCAATTAAAAACAGCGATGTTATTATCAATGTTATTAATATGCGTATGCATCCAACAGGGGCTCGTGGAGAGCAATATGGCGACAGAATAGATATTTACGCGAGGCAGTGTCCGAACAAACTTGTTTTTTCACAAACAATTGTGCATGAAATGGCACATTACCGATTCGGCATAGGAGAATGTCAACATGCGGAAGCGATATGTTTCGCAATGGAAAAAATGCACAAGGAACGCAGAGATTACTTGAAACCGAATGAGTGGGAGTATGTTAAGAAACTCGCGCAGGACGTTTATCCAGATTTAAAATGGGAGGATGGAGGATATGGAAACTATGAACAATTTGATTTTGTTAGAGACAACAAAAGCCTCTGATCGGGTTCCGTGTTCGCATTGTCACAAGGGATATTGGGTGCCAAGTAACCCTGCAGTAAAATACAATTCGTGGTTTACTTGTAGTCATTGTGGCGCTAGGCGACATATAGAGCGCAATGTGACTGTAGAATAGAAACATAATAATGGAACGTACTCGGGTGACCTTCGGGCCCCGGGTCTTTTTATTGAGGACAGATAATGATACACGTAAAAGTTAATAACTACTCTGTGGAGGTGAATGGTCACGCGGGATATATGCCACGTGGCTCGGATATCGTTTGTGCTGGCATATCTGCTTTATATCAAACATTAGAGCAGTCAGCCAAGGAATTAACTGGCGGTGAGTATAAAACCTCGTCAGAGGAGGGATATGGGCGAATCTGCCCTATAGGTGAAGTGAGCAATGAGTACAAGCTACTCGTTAGCTCTTTTTTAGTTGGCGCAAACGGGATTGCTGATAGTTATCCCGATTACGTAAAGGTTATAACTGACTAGTCCAAGCATTGACGACATAAAAAGCAATGGCACAGCCCAGGCGTGGACGGCTAAAAAAGCTACGGGATTGTTAAGCATTGGAACATAAAAAATATGGGAGGAAATTATTATGCTAAACGAACTAACTAAATGGAAGCTACAGATGTTCGCAGATGGCGGAGGCGGAGACGACGGCGCAGGTGACGATCCGGGCGCTGCTAAAGGTGGTAAAGGGTCGAATGGAGATGAGCCCGCAGGAGGTAAGTCGGGAGAAGGAGAAAAGAAGTATACCGACGCCGAAGTTGACGCCATACTCGACAAGAAATTTGCCAAGTGGCAGAAAGAGCAGGAAGCCAAGATTGAAGAGGCTAAGAAGCTTGAAAAGATGTCCGCAGATGAGAAAAATCAACACGAGCTTGAGAAGCTTAAGAAAGAGAATGCTGACCTCAGGAATGCTCAGACTTTATCTGATATGAGGGCTACTGCGTCCAAACTGCTTAAGGAAAAAGATATAGACGCAACAACTGATATCTTGGACTTCGTAGCCACTACAGACGCAGACGAGACTAAGGCTAACATTGACAAGTTCGTCGGCATTGTAGACAAGTTGGTAAAGGCTGCAGAGGTGAAGAGAAATACTGGCAAAACACCTAAGGGCTTTGGTGGTAATGACGGTAAATCCGATCCATTCGCAGCTAAAATTGAAAAATACAAGTAAGGAGATTACGTATGACTAAAATTAATTTACAGATGTTCGCAGATGGTGATAATAATAACCAGACTGCTAGATCATTTAGCCTGCAGTTCAAGGAACTGCTCGCAGCAGTATTCCAGAAGCAGGCGTACTTCGGCGCATTCTTTGGCAATGCTATAGAGGCTATCGACGGTGTGCAGGACAACGAGAATGCTTTTTACGTTAAGACATCCGACATGCCTGTTGTTCTAGGGGAGTACAGCAAGGACGCTAATACTGCTATGGGCACCGGTACAGGCAAGTCCAGTCGTTTCGGAGAGCGCAAGGAGGTAATCTACAAGAATACCCCTGTTCCATACACTTGGGGCTACAGCTTTCACGAAGGTCTTGACAGACATACGGTAAACAACGACCTTGCCGCTGCTGTTGCTGACAGACTTGATGTGCAGGCACAGGCTAAGATCGAGAAGTTCAACAAGCAGCACGGTAAGTTTATTTCGTCTGTCGCAGGGAAGACTATCGCAGGTGGTGCAAAGATCACAAAAGATAACGTCGCAGATGTGTTTAATGAGCTGTCCGCGTACTTTGTAAATATCGGTGCTAAGGGCACGCTCAGAGCTAGCGTTAATCCTGATGTGTACAACGCAATCATGGATAACGGGCTGTTCACAACCGCTAAAAGGGCTGATGTGGATATCAGCAACGGTGTTGTGATGAAATTCAAGGGATTCATTATCGAGGAGATTCCAGCTCCGCTGTTCCAGGCTAAGGAAGTTATCTACGCATATGTTGAGGGTGTAGGTAAGGCCTTTACTGGGATTGAGACAGCTAGAACTATCGAGTCAGAAGACTTCGACGGGGTTGCTTTACAGGGCGCAGGCAGAGCAGGAGAGTTTATCCTTAACGACAACAAGAAAGCTGTTGCTAAGGTTACTGTAACTGGAGCATAGAAGTAATTGGCGGGGTTTAACAGCCCCGCTACGTATATTAAACATATTAAGGAGGTACGTTATGTATAAGGTAATTAGAGGTTTTTTTGACCTAGAGGATTACAAGGACACTAAGAGCGGGAGAGTTTATCACGAGTATGTAGAAGGTGATGAGTATCCTCGTGCAGGTGTTGACCCTGGCGCTGAAAGAGTAGCGCTGTTAGCGAGCGATGATAATCTGCAGGGTGAACCACTTATCGAATCAGTTGGGGGTCCAACAGATGCAGTAGACCCCGAGGATGAGTCCGGTGAGGATGAGTCCGGTGAGAAGACTGATAGTAAGAGTGGTAAAAAATAGGAGGTCACCATGCTTGATGAGATTAAGAAGCTGCTCGGGTTTGACGACAGCGAGAATGATGCCGTACTAAATACGATAGTGTCGCTGGTTGAGAGTAGACTTAAGCATCTCATCGCAGAGGACACTGTCCCTGATTCGCTCTCCTATATCGTAACGGAGGTGTCTATATCGCGCTTCAACCGGATTGGTTCCGAGGGCGTATCTTCACACGATGTAGA